AGTTAAGTATTAAGCTTCCACATATCAACGAGTCTGATGTATTCTTTTCTTTAAAGGAAGACTCGATTAGATTTGGTCTCGGAGAAGTAAAGTTTATTTCAGATAGTATTGCAAACAAAATTATTGATCAAAGACCATTTGCTTCTTACTCAGAGTTTATTGATAAGGCTTCTAAAAAAGGTAGCGGAATCAATAGCCGTGCTATCTCTGCTTTAAATGCAATTGGTGGAGCGGCATTTCCAGACAACCCTAGAAGCGGAAATGAAAAAGATAGTTATTACGAATACCTAGGCATACCTACATTTAACCTAGAAGGAATTCCCCCACGTATTAAATCTCAAGCAAGACCTATTGAAGAGTTTGAAGATTTAGGATCCTTCGTTATGTTTGGTATGGTGAAATCAATCAAGCGTGGAAATGGCTGGGCACGTATTGAGTTGGTAGATGAAACAGGATCTATTGGCCTATTCCATACAGAGCAAACTCAAATTGAGACTGGTCAGATGTATTTTATTCTTGTTGGAGACAATAGAATTGCTCGTTATGTAAAGGTAAGCGATATTGATCCAACTGGATCTAATTCATTTGTAGATTATTTATACAAGAAGCAATATGATCTTGACGAAGATGAGTATGTTGTAGTAGACTTTACTCCGTATGTAACTAAAGCTGGAAAAACAATGAGTCACATAATTCTTTCAAACTCACAAAAAGAATTGACTAGAGTAATTGCTTTTCCCACGATGTATAAGATGTCCCTTGCTAAAATGCGAGAAGGAATGAAATGTAAGGTTGTTCTGTCTACGTTGGACGATGGAACTTTAATGGTAAAGGAAATAAAATGACAGAAGAAATAAAGCCTGATATTAATCAAGTGCAGGCTCAACTAACAGCCAGCAAGGTGCTGGTTGCAATTCTAGAGACACTGGGCCAAGTAAGAGTTGAGACCAAAACCTTGGTTGGCGCAGAAAATAAAGATAAAGAGCTTGTTGTAGATTACGATGAGAATGGACCAGCGTTTATATTTAAATTAAATGTTCCAGAACATACCAATAAGGAAGAATTAATTAATGACTTCGAATAGCATAGTAACAGAATATGGACTAGATGCTCTTTCAGCAGTTCTTCATGAGACTGCAATTGAAAAAGGATTTTGGGATGGAACAATTAACCACGACAAGGTTGGCAATAAGCTAGCCTTAGTTCATTCTGAGGTAACAGAAGTTCTTGAAGCAATTAGAAAAAACAAAAGCTCGGAAGAAGTTGTTGAGGAAATGGCAGATGTAATTATCAGACTGCTAGACATTTATGCAGCAATGAGAAATTCAGGAGATTTAATTCATAGCCTAGATGAAATTCTAGAAAAGAAAATTAATATAAATAAAGAACGGCCAAGGCTTCACGGCAATTTATTTTAATGCTATACTATAAAAAAGAGAGAGTATAAATGAGCGTAGATATTGATAACATATTGGCAAAACTAGATCCGAAGACAAGGGCAAGAGTTCAATCAGCGCAGGATGTGCAGGTTGAAAAGCAACTAACACCCAGCATTGGATTAAATTTTGCATTGCGTGGCGGATTGGGATACGGTAGACAGGTCCTTGTATGGGGCAATAAGTCTGCTGGTAAATCTTCTTTTTGCTTACAGATGATTGCTCTTGCACAAAAAGAAGGTAAGACGTGTGCTTGGATTGATGCAGAAGCTTCTTACGATCAGTCATGGGCCGAGCAACTAGGAGTAGATTCATCTTCCCTTATTTACTCTCCAGCAAAAACCGTTAATGATATGGTTGATGTTGCTACTAAGCTAATGGATGCAGGCGTTGACCTTATTGTAGTAGATTCTATATCTGCATTGCTGCCTGCTATTTATTTTGAAAAAGATGGAAATGAAATGAAAGATTTGCAAGATACAAAGCAAATCGGCGCTGAAGCAAAGGATATGACCCACGCAGTCAAAATGTTAAACTATGCAAACAAAAACACACTACTTGTTCTCATCTCACAACAACGAAATCAGTTTGGATCTATGCATGCTAGTCACATCCCCACGGGTGGCATGGCAGTCAAGTTCTTCTCTTCCACTGTCATCAAGCTCTGGTCGTCTGAAGCTGAAGCGAATGCTATTAAGGCTGGCATTAAGGTTGGCGACAAGATCATTGAACAAAGAGTTGGAAGGCCAGTTAACTGGATTATTGATTACAACAAACTCGGCCCCCCAAATCTATCGGGACAATACGACTTCTACTACCAAGGGAACGTTCTTGGTGTAGATAGCGTTGGAGAAACTCTAGATGTTGCAGAAATGTGCGGTATAGTAGAAAAAGGTGGAGCATGGTATACAGTAAATGGAGAACGTTTTCAAGGACGTGCAAAGGCTGTAGCGTATTTAAAGGAAAATCAAGATGTTGTAGACAAATTAATAGGCGAGATAAATGCCAAACATTAATGAGTTTCTTGGTAAACCAGAGCGTATCTTTTCTCCAGAGCTTGAGAAAATAGGCGGAACAAAGCCTTGCAACAAGTGTGAAAAAGATTCTACAGAGTATTATTGGGATGCATCTACTATGACCATATCTTGGGAGTGCCCAGACGGACATAAGAATTCATATGTGGTTGGATAATGTCAGAAAGATCAGAAGTAAAACGTGATGGGGCCAAGGCTCAAAAGAATAGCGGAAGAGGAGATTATCAAAAAGGTGATGCTCAATGGAAGCAATTCCTTGTTGATTATAAAGAAGCAGGAACATCATTCAATTTAAATAAAGATAACTGGGCAAAGATTTGTACAGATACCTTTAAGGTGAATAGAAATATGCATCCAGCATTAAAGATTATTATAGGGGCAGAGTCTAAGGTTAGACTAGGCATTATTGAGTGGTCAGTTCTTGAAGAGTTGATCGAGTTTTATGAGGAGAACCATGAGTGATAAGAACACGCTAGAACTTATTAGTGACATAACAGAGTTTAACGACCTTCACGAGTTTATGAAGGACGAACATCTAGACAAGGCCTTGGCTATTGTTGTAAAACTTCTCATGAACCCTGATGTGCCTTCTGCAAAGGCACCTCATTTAATTATGGAGCTTCAGGCTATGTCTACAAAATTTGCAGTGCTTGCATCTGTATACTCTACAATTGCTAAGGACAAAGCTGGAACAGTAAATAATAACAAGAAGAACATATATTATTCAGTAAAGGAGTCCATAGACAAACTTGTAGATGCACTTAAGTATGTCGTTAGGTATAATTCATAAATGGCTAGAGAAATTGTAAAAAACCTTAAGTTTAAAAAGCACACTGGGAAGTTCTTTGATCCAGAGTTATTTGCTCAACTGCTTGATGAGTCATATCGAAATACTAAACGTGCAGATGGAGAGATGACCAAGAAGTCATTTAGTCCAAGTTCTTTGGGCTACGGCCACGGCAAGTGCCCTAGATATTGGTACATGGCATTCTCTGGTGCAGTCTTTATTGATGATAACGATGCAGTTGCGGTTGCCAACATGGCACAGGGAACTCAGGCCCATGAGAGATTGCAAAAGCTTATTTCTACTATGCCACAGTGGAGAGCGGAAGAAGAAGAGATTGTTAATGAGTATCCACCAATCAGAGGATTCATAGATCTTATTATGGAGTACGATGGCGAGACAGTAATAGGTGAAATTAAAACGGCTAAGCAAGAGGTTTGGGATACCAGACAGTCAGAGATGAAGCCTACAGATAACCATATGCTACAGCTTCTTACTTATATGAAGTTAAAAAATGCTAAGGAAGGATTCTTCCTATATGAGAATAAGAATACACAAGAAATACTAGTTATTCCAATCTCTATGAATGAAAAGAATACAAAGATTATTGAGCACACCTTTGCCTGGCTGTGCGAAGTCTGGGATAACTTTAAGGATGGAGATCTTCCAAAGAGACCAGAAGGTGCAACTAAATCAAAGATGCCTTGTACTTACTGCCCAGTTAAGAAAGAATGCTATGCAAAGAATGGTCCTGTAGGCACAGTTGAAATTGATTTGTTCTCGGTGCCTAGTCTATGATCTGTGCTAACTCAACCTGCAAAAAAGATTTTGATCCAAAAACTCATAATCAAAAATATTGCGCCGATGAATGTTGTAGAATTGCTACTAACCGAAGAATTATGGAAAAGTATTATGAGCGTAAAGCAATTAGAAATGGTGCAGAGCGACCATGCGCTAAATGTAAGCAGCAACTAAGTAGATACAACAAGGGAGATTTCTGCGCTATATGCGAAAAGAATATTAACCTTGAAAATAAAAGCAAATTGTTTAGGATGATAGATGACATTAGCTAGTCTAAAGAAGACTCAGGCAAATAGGGTTTTAGGCATAGACGCCTCTACTAACTCTATTGCTTTCTGCTTAATGGAAAATGATATTCCATTAAAGTGGGGCAAGGTTAACTTAATAGGCGAAGATATATATGACAAGATCCATGATGCAAAAAACAAAATGCATTCTATGCTTGAAGAATTAAAGTCAGATTATATTGTTGTTGAAGGTGCAGTATTTGTTAAGTCTGCAGATGCTGTAATTAAATTATCATATGTTTATGGAGTGGTCATAGCGGAGTTAATGTCTACTGGGGCAAAGGTAATAACAATAGCCCCCTCATCTTGGCAGGCATATATAGGAAATAAGAACCCCACTAAAGAAGAAAAGCAGATGATAAGAGCACAAAACCCAGGTTATGCAGACTCGTGGTATCAAAACAAATTAAGAAATATGAGAAAGCAGAGGACTGCTGACTACTTTAACAAGAAGTATAATTTAAACGTGTTAGATTTTGACGTTGCAGATAGTTTTGGGATTGCACATTATGCTAATAAGGTGTTGACAGAACGATGAAGCTATATCAAAGTAAAGATTGGTTACACAGAAGATATATAATTCAAAAGAAAACTATAACGGAAATTGCCGAAGAGTGTAAAGTCTCTGCTATGACTATTCAGAGATACCTAGATCAGTTTGGATTAATTAAAAAACGATGAGAGTTTATGAGGGAAGCAACAGCCAAGCTGGCCAAGAGTCGTTTGTTCTTAGTTATTTAAAAGAAAAAAGAAACGGATACTATTTAGAGATTGGCGGTTATCATTCTAAAGATGATAGCAATACATATCTTCTAGAAACACAGTATGCGTGGTCTGGGGTAGCACTAGAGATAGACAAAGCAAGATCAGATGAATACAATTTAAATAGATCTAATATATGTTTAACTACTGATGCAACTACTTTTAACTACCTAGATTATCTTCAAGAAAATAATTTTCCAGACCGTATAGACTATTTACAAATAGATATTGAGCCTGCATTTCAGTCTTTAAAAGCTCTAGAGGCCTTACCCCTTGACAGATATAGGTTCTCTGTTGTAACATTTGAACACGACCTTTATGCAGATCAAAACAACTTGCTGATAAAGGAAAAGGCAAAAGAGATATTTAAAAAGTTTAACTACGTTCTTGTAAAAGAAAATGTAGAGCACGAGGGAAAGATATTTGAAGACTGGTGGGTCGATTCAAGTATATATAACAAAGATGAGGAATAAAATGGCGGCATATCCAGAAAAAGAAAAAGGTTTTCAGATGTGGGTAACAGACCTGCAACTGATGGCAACATCTGCTCCATCGGGTAATAAGATTATTACACAATGTCTTGAAATAGCAGGAATGCTAATTGAAAAGAATATATCTTACGGGGACTCAGCGCTTAGTCCAATTCGTATATTTTCTCAGGCGGACAATCAAGAGCAGATTAAAATCCGTATTGATGATAAGATAAATAGAATTAAGAATGGATCTGGCTTTGCTGGAGACAATGATATTGATGACATGATAGGATATTTAATTCTCCTTAAGATTGCTAAAGCTAATTCTAATTGACATTTTAGTCGACTGAAAGTATAATATACTTATGAGCGAAATAGAATTGTCACAGCATTTTGACAGAATGAATAGGGTAGTAGAAGAACTCCTTAAAGGAAGCACCCCTACACAGATCGCCACAATTACTGGAATCCAGCGCAAAGAAGTCCTTGAGCTTATTGATGACTGGAAAGATGTAGTACACAACGATAGCAACATCAGAGATCGTGCCAAAGAAGCTATATCTGGTGCTGATCAACATTACGCAATGCTTATTAAAGAGGCGTGGAAGACCGTAGAAGACGCAGATCAGTCAGGACAGCTGGCAGTTAAGTCGGGAGCCTTAAAGCTTATTGCTGATATAGAGACCAAAAGAATAGCCATGCTTCAGTCAATCGGAGTCCTTGAGAATAATGAGATTGCATCTCAGATTGCAGAGACGGAACGTAAACAAGATATTCTTGTTAAGATATTAAAAGAAGCTACGGCAACATGTCCTAAGTGTAAGATGGAAGTTGCAAAACGATTGTCCCAAATCACTGGAGTAATTGAATCAGTTCCAGTAGAGGAAGCCGATGTCGTTTGAGTTTGCTGATCTTATCGACATGCTCGATGGAGAGGAGTTCGATGAAAAACCAGTCGATCTTAAAACGTTTGTTAGAAGTCCAGAATACCTTGGGCTTCCAGAGCTTTCCGACTATCAGTACACGCTTATCGAAAAAAGTTCGCAAATCTACAAAGAGTCAACACTCATCAAGCTATTTGGAGAAGAAGAAGGAAGAATAAGATTTAAACAGACTGCTAATGAAGTAGTTGCTCAGCTCGGAAAAGGTTCTGGAAAAGATTACTGCTCAACAATTGCAGTAGCATACATTGTATATCTTTTGTTATGCCTAAAAGATCCAGCAACATATTATGGCAAACCTCCAGGAGATAGCATTGACATTATCAATATTGCTATCAACGCTCAGCAGGCAAGCAACGTTTTCTTTAAAGGATTTAAGACACGCATCGACAAGTCACCTTGGTTTGCTGGAAAGTATAACGACAAAGCTTCAGAAGTTAAATTTGATAAGGCTATTACAGTACACTCAGGTCACTCAGAACGTGAAGCCTGGGAAGGATATAACGTTATAGTAGTTATCCTTGATGAGATTTCAGGCTTTGCAATTGAAAATACAACAGGTCACGATCAGGCAAAAACAGGTGCAGGTATATATGATATGTACCGTGCATCAGTGGACTCCCGTTTTCCAGACTTTGGCAAGGTAATACTTTTGTCTTTCCCAAGATACAAAAACGATTACATACAGCAAAGATATAATGCCGTTGTTGCAGAAGTTGAAACCGTTATTCGTGATCATGAATTTAAGATGGACGAGGACCTACCAGACGGGACTGTTGGCAATGAGTTTGAGATTCAATGGGAAGAAGATCACATAATCTCATATAAAATACCAAAAGTTTATGCTTTAAAAAGGCCTACTTGGGAAGTAAACCCAGTTAGAAGCATTAATGATTTTAAGGTTGCATTCTTTACTAACCCTCTTGATGCCCTGTCACGTTTTGCCTGCATGCCACCAGATGCTGTAGATGCATTCTTTAAATCAAAAGAGAAGGTCGAGAAGGCATTTAATAAAGCGCACCTTGCGGTAGATAACTTTGGCAGACTAGAAGATTGGTTCTTGCCAGATCCAGATAAAGAATATTTTATACACGTTGACCTTGCTCAAAAGCATGACCACTGTGCCGTTGCAATGGCACATGTTAACAAATGGGTAAATGTAAAAGTAACAGATACTTATTCACAGCCAGCTCCAATTGTAGAAATAGATGCTGTCAGATTTTGGACACCAACAAAAGATAAGTCTGTAGACTTTACTGAAGTTAAAGATTATATTCTTTCATTGAAAACACGAGGATTTAAAATTCGTGTATGTACCTTTGACAGATGGAATTCACATGATATGATGCAACAACTAAAACAATACGGCATCAATACAGAAATTCTATCTGTCGCTAAAAAGCATTATGACGATATGGCAATGGTTGTTGCTGAAGAAAGAGTAATTGGTCCGCATATTCCTTTGCTAATTGATGAGCTATTGCAATTAAGAATTATGCGAGATAGGGTAGACCACCCAAGAAAAGGCTCAAAAGACTTGGCGGATGCAGTTTGTGGATCAATTTATAACTCAATAAGTAGAAGTAAGTTTGATACAAATCAAGAAGTAAATATACATACATATGAATCTATGAGCTACGACAATGATTTTGGAACAGAAAATGACGGAGAAACTAACTCCTATAATCTTATAAGGGCACCAAGAATGCCAGAAAATTTAAGAGACGCAATGGACAGGATGCAAATACTATGAGCACGTATCAAGAAAAAGCAAAAGAATGCAAGTGTTGTGGAAAGCATGTTCCGCTACCTACTGTATTAAAAGAATATAATGGAATAGTTCTTTGCCCAACTACATTCTCTAATGTAATTGAGTATAAGAGAATATGGAAGCTAGCTGGACATAGGCCAATGGGAAATATTAGAAAACATTTTTCTGAATACGTACAGCAAATAGTTGAATCAACTATTGACAAAAATGAAGACGGCACGTTATAATAGACTTCTAAGCAACAATAGCTTAGTTGGTTAAAGCCCCGAACTCATAATTCGGTAATCGTAGGTTCAAGTCCTACTTGTTGCACGAAAGGTAAATATGCACAGCGAAGACAGAATGGAATATTATATTTCAATAGGTGCAATAGAGTTGGCTGGTATGGACTCAGACGGCGAATTTATATTTAATATAACAGACAAAGCAAAAGTCCTTGCCCCAGAGTTATGGAAAGCTCACCAAGAGCACGTTGATGAATCTTTGGTTGAACTATATAATAAAGGATTAATTAGTGTTACTTATAATGACGATCTTGAAGCAGTAATTGAAATGTCAGATGAAGGAAAAAAGCTAGCAAAAGAATTTGGTTTAATTCAAATGGACATGGATACCGATATTCCAAATGATTAAGTTAGGCCTTCGTAGCTCAGGGGATAGAGCGAGACTCTTCTAAGGTCTGCGTCGCAGGTTCGATTCCTGCCGAGGGCACAATGCGGATGTTGCATATTGGTAGTGCCTCTGCCTTCCAAGCAGAAGGGGTGAGTTCGATTCTCATCATCCGCTCCATTTCTCACTCGTCCAACGGCAGGACATCGCCCTTTGGAGGCGAGAATCGTGGTTCGAATCCATGGTGAGAAGCTAAAAAAATGATATACTAATCATAAGCAGTACAAAAAATAAGGAGAACAAGATGAACGTTTTAAAAAAGCTTAAGGATTTTTTTGGAGTTAAAGAAGATGTCTATTCTGTAAACATAGATGAGATTTTAGCACCAGCCAAGAAGGCTGCCAAGAAAGCTCCAGCAAAGAAGGTAGCCAAGAAGGCTCCTGCAAAAAAGACAGCTAAAAAGGCACCAGTCAAGAAGGTGGCTAAGAAAGCGCCAAATAAGAAGGCTAAGTAATGTTTGAGTACTACGTTAAAAAGGTTACAAAGGTTGTAGACGGAGATACCATCGATGTAGATATTGATCTTGGATTTGATATCTCATTTAGCTCACGAGTTAGGTTGGCGGGAATAGATACTCCTGAAAGCCGTACTACAGACAAAATGGAAAAAGCGCTTGGCCTTGAATCTAAAGAGTATTTAAAGAAAGCAATTGATGCATCTAAGACTGTTGTTATTAAAACAGAAAAAATGGACTCATCAGAAAAATACGGGCGTATCCTTGGATGGCTATTCTTAGATGGATCTAAAGTATCAGTTAATGAACAAATGATTGCCGATGGATATGCCTGGGGATACCTAGGGGATACCAAGGTAAAGGACTTTGAAGCACTTGCTAAAGTAAGGGCTAAGAAGAAATAGACAAAATATAAATATTTTGCTATAATAATATATGGATCGCTCATTAGAGGGTCCATATATTAATTTATTCGCTTGAAAGGGGAATATAATGGTAACACAATTCGCAATGGATCTATTCAATGATCCTTTTTTTATTGGCTTCAACAGGGACCTAGCCCGTCTAAATACTGCACACAAAATCAACTCTCAGTCATATCCTCCATATGATCTTCTTAAACTAGATGAAGACACATATAGGCTATCTCTTGCTATTGCAGGATTTACCAAGGAAGATATCAGTGTCTCAGTAGACAATGGAACACTTATTATTAAGGGTGAAATTGTAGAAGTTACAGATGCAGAAGTTGTTCACAAAGGAATTGCTGGCAGAAAGTTCGTCAGATCTTTTGCTTTAGGTGAATACATGGAAGTGTCTGGTGCAGAGCTAAAGGATGGTCTTCTACATATTAATGTGGATCGTATTGTTCCAGAAGAAAAGAAGCCTAAAACAATTAAAATCAAGTAAGGTATAATAGAAATCTGCACCCCGTCACTGGGGAGTCGCAGATAGCGGGCCGTTACCCGCAGGATGGACCTGAGCATGTCCTCAAACTGCTCTTTATTATTAAAGGAGAATTATGGAAATCTTAGAAACTGCAATACCTCAAGTTCAGATTATTAAAAATTTTATTAGCCCAGAAGAGGTAGAAACTATTAACTCTGCTCTATGTTCTCTTTCCGAATCTGACTGGAATTCTTTTGATGCAGAAAGACGAATTCAAAGATATAAGGATTTAAAGAAAAATAAAGCTGAAATTTCAGGAAGCAACCCTACTGGTAGAAAAGATGCCTGGGACGGAATGACTATAGGAACAACAGATATTCAACAAGCTAGACTTATGTACCCAAACTTTCCACTAGACCTTGTTTTTGATATGGAAAAGAGAATGCAATCTACTGCTGAAGAAATGTTTGGAGAAGATCTGCTAGTCCAGCTATCGGGACTTCATAGATGGAGAGTTGGTAGACTTCAGGAGCCACACATTGATTACTTTGACCCAGAGGAAGAGTATGATTGGGAAGAGCTAGCTAATTATAGGATATGGCCAGAAAGCGCAGAAAAGTTTGGTAAAACATTTTTTGATAAACATTATTCAAGCTTAGTTTATTTTAATGACGACTATGTAGGCGGATCTCTTTACATGCCACAATACGATTTTGAAATTCAGCCAGAGCCAGGAATGCTTATTTCATTTAAGGGAGACTCAAAGCATCTTCATGGTGTTCGTGAGATAACAGCAGGAGTCAGACATACGCTTTCTGTTTTTTGGACTAAGAAATCTTGGTATGAAATTCCAGGAAACTCACAAGTTTTTCCAGGAAGACACCCAAAATAAAAATGCCAGTATACGAATACAAATGCTCATATGATGATGCACATGCAACAATGTCAGTGCACAGGTCTATTGTTGATGATGACCCAGGCTATACATGCGTTGAATGTGAGTCGGAAATGACTAGACACTTCACACCTTTTGGAATACAGTTTAAAGGTAATGGCTTTTATAAAACAGATAATCCTAAATAGTTAAGTGGTATAATTATTAAGTAGGCAAAGATATTGCATTACTTAGGAGATACCTAGTTGACTAGAAAGTTACAGTATACCTTAACCAGCCTTTTTATAATCGGCTGGCTCTTTCTTTTTGCGCCAAGTAATGCCCATGCTGAGGAAGTTACAGTTCAGGTAACACCAGCAAATCCATCTTCAGATACCGCCACAGCAACCACTCCTATTACAGTTGAGACAGTTGCAGCTAAGGTCGAGACAGCAGAAACAACACTACAAGCGGCAGCCCAGGCACAAGGCAATGCGATCATATCTACAATTCAAGCAAATGTGCCAAACACAGATACTCAGACTGCTACTCAAATTGCTACAACTCAAGAGCCAATTAAGGCAGCAGTTGAATCAGCAACAGTTAAGGTGCAAGAGGCTAACACTGCAATACAGTCTGCTGAGACAGCAGTTACAGTTGCAGCGACAGCCCAAACAGCAGTTGAATCACAAACTGCAGTAGTTGCCACAGCAACAACAAATCTAAATAATGCTCAAACAAATTTGAATACAGTAACACAACAGGTTGAATCACAAACTGCTGTAGTTGCTACAGACACCACAAACCTTTCCGCAGCCCAAGCTGCTGCAGATGCTTCAGCCGTAGAAACCACAACTAATGGAATTGAAGTAACGACATACGCATCCCCTGGCGGACAGCAGCCCCCACTTCCAGCAGAAAATGCAACACCACTTTCAACAACAACAGTTCCTTATATTGCTCACCAATTTGGAAGCGGACAGGTATTTAATTCTGGGCGGGTAGACAATGTAATTGTTAAATTTGAAGGAACTATTACCGTTCCAGAAGAAGCAGTAACGGTAAAATATGCAATTCATTCAGATGATGGCGCAAAGATGTATGTCGATGGGCAGCTTGCAATCAATGAGTGGATTGATAAGGGCGGGGGTTGGAGTCAATATTCTCCAACCTACAACACAGATGTAGATAAACAACAGGACTTTACCATTTGGTACTATGAAAATGGTGGAGCATCACAAGTTATACTTGGCTGGCTAATAATGAGACAAGATGGAAGCGGATATTTTACTACTCCAAATCAAACAGCATTTGCAACTACAATAGTAACAAAAGATCCAGTATTAGTTGCCGCAGTTGCCACCGCACAGACAACTCTTAACACTGATACTGCAGTACTTAATACTCTTACTACACAGAAGACTGCAGCAGAAGCAGTAGTTGTAGATAAAACAGAGGTCAAAGCAGCAGAAGTTGCTACACTGAATCAGCTTACAGAAACTGCTACAGTAACAGTTCAAACAGCAGATGCCCTTGCTAATACAGCAACAACAAAGGTAAATGAAGCAGTAACTGCAATGACAAATGCAGCACAGGTTACAGTTAATTATTATGCAGAGCAACAAGCAGCAGCACAAGCCGCTGCAAATGCCGCAGCAGAGGCTGCAGCAGCACAAGCAGCACAAGAAGCAGCAGCAGCGGAAGCTGCAGCACAAAGAGCAGCTGCACAAGCAGCAGCAGCAGAAGCAGCCGCCAAGGCAGCAGCGGAAGCTGCAGCAAAGGCAGAAGCAGAAGCCAAAGCAGCAGCGGAAGCTGCAGCAAAGGCAGAAGCAGAAGCTAAAGCCGCAGAGGAAGCAGCAGCTAAGGCTGAAGCAGACCGTGTAGCCGCAGAAGAAGCCGCTGCTAAAGCAGAGGCTGATCGTATAGCAGCAGAAGAAGCAGCAGCGCAAGCAGAACAAGAAGCTAAAGAACAAGCTGAAGCAGATGCAAAAGCGGAAGCGGATAGGTTAGAGGCAGAGGCTAAAGCGGCAGCGCAAGCAGAAGCAGATGCTAAAGCAGAAGCAGAAGCTAAAGCACAAGAAGCGGCAGATGCAAAAGCGGAAGCTGAAGCAAAAGCTGCAGAGTTAGAAGCGGCTAAAGCAGAGGCGGAAGAATTAAAGAAAGCAGCAGAAGAAGGCAAACTAACTGAAGAGCAAAAGGAAGTTGTTGTAGAAAAACTTCTTGAGTCGATTAAGCCTGGAGAAACAGTTTCATCTGCAGATATAAAAGCAGCAGGCGTATCATATTCTGATTTGCCACCAGCAACACCAGTAGATGTTCGTACTGATGAAAATGGAAATGCTGTTGTAATTACTGCAGCCGTTGCTGCCCAAGTAGAATTATTACAAAACCCAGGAGCGCTGGTGGAAGAACTGTTTACAAACCCAGCAGCAGCATTGGCTGCATTTGGAAGCATAGGTGCGGATATGTCAGATGAAGAAAGAGAAGAAGCAACAGATATGGTGGTTGCTACAGTTGTAGCAGCAGGTGCAGCAATTAACGCAGCAGCAGTTGCCACAGGAGGGGCCACTGGAAGTGGCACAGGAGGCGGAGGAAGTTCTGGTGGGGGTGGCGCTTCAGGTGCCAATTCACCAGGTTCACGAGGAGGAAGAAAATGGTAAGAATAATAAAGAATATCCTAAAAGATATGGTTGACCAAGCATGGACCCTTCTTGGTATGTTTATTGCTTGGGTAGTTCTGGACGGAAGTGCAAAGACTATTGTTGGTTATGGAATCATGGCTACCACAGCTCTTTGGATAATTACAAGCCCAATAAGAAATAGAAACTCAGATTAGGGTATAATAGTGTTATGAGGAAATTAATCACTATTGCCCTATCTGGGCTATTAATGCTATCATTAACTGGATGCGATTCTTTAAACAGATACCGCTATGAATGCCAAGATCCTAAGAATTGGGAAATTTCAGCATGTAATCCTCCAGAATGTGAAGCCTCACAGACTTGTACAAAAGATGTAATAAAAATTACACCTACTACACCAGAACAGGAAATAACAAATGGCTAAAGAAAGATTAACGGCTGCAGACCTAGATGCTCGTTTAAAGTTTATTTTAGGAATAACGCTGGGAAGCATTCTGTTTCTAACAGCAATCGGAATTATTTACGGATTATTGTTCGTAACACAGCCTATTGGAGCACAGTCAGAAAATGACAAGATGTTTTTCAATGTGCTTGGAAGTATTGCAACATTTATTACAGGAACACTTGCAGGAATTCTAATCGGCAATTCAGGGGCCAAGGATATTATGGCAGCTCAGATAGCAAATAAAGAAGTAGATGCAAAGAATACACAGGCAGACAAAAAATTAGAAGCAGAAATTGATGCAACTGCAGCACGTTTAGCGGCAAAGCCAGACGGACAAATGCCAGCAGAGCAGCCAGTTGATACAGATTGGGACAAAGACTAATGGCAGATCAAGGTACAGCAGCACGTTTAATAGAAGTTGCTACAGCAGAGATTGGAACCATTGAAGGCCCAAAGGATAACGAAACTAAGTATGGTGCTTTTATGAAAGCTAACTTCCAACCATGGTGCGGAAGTTTTGTAAATTGGTGTGGGTCGGAAAGTGGCGTAAAGATTCCTAACACCGTTTATACTCCAGGTGGCGCCGCAGCATTTAAAAAGGCTGGGGCATGGATCGATGGAGACATTGCAGATCCAGAGCCAGGAGATATTGCCTATTTTGATTTCCCATCAGATGGCGTCGATAGAATTTCTCACGTAGGTATTGTTGTTAAAGACAATGAAGACGGAACTGTTTGGTGTATAGAAGGAAACACATCTTCAAAGAAGTCTGGAAGTCAAAGAAATGGCGGAGAAGTTTGCAAACAACTTCGTGCATACAAGAAAAATAAAGCAGGAGTTATGATTTCAATTGTAGGTTTTGGAAGACCAAAGTTTGGCGGAGCAACTAAGCCTGCTGCATCTAAGTCTCAAAAAATTGCACCTAAAGCAAAAGTGTGCGAGACCTGCGGTCAATCAATAAAATAAATAAGTATTTAGTGATATACTTAGAGTATGAACACCTATAAAGTTAAAATGGACGTAGAGTTAGAGGTTACTGCCTTTAATGAGACTGATGCAAGAGACTATGTTGGTGATATATTTAATATAGACGATGAAATTAAAAAGGTTAATATCGTTAAAATAACAGAAAAGAATAAATAAAATCCTTGACAGAGCCGCAGTTTTTACTGTATAATAATACATAGAAGCTGCGGTTTCTGCTTTGGCCCATAGCTCAGCAGGCAGAGCGGGAAGCTGTTAACTTCTAGGTCCTAGGTTCGAATCCTAGTGGGCCAGCAAAGCAATCTAGGCGGACTTACTAGATAGGAAAGAAATGCTTAACCTTACACTTAAAGGTGTAGAAGTATTTATACAAAGATCTAAAACCAAAAGTCAAGAATCGTACTGGGACAATTATGATTTGTTAATTTGGAAAGAGACGCCAGGCGGCTTTACTAATATAAAAGGGATGTTTCGAAAAGATCAGTGGGGCGTTGCAGAAAGAATTGCTGCTAACGAACAAGGAATCTGGAAGCTGCCGATAAAATATGTCAAACATTTTAAATGAACTAGGTGTGGATGAAGATGATTTAGATTGGTTTCATCTAGGCATTTGCAGAGGAATGGATACAAATTTATTTTATGACAAGTATGAGGCGGATGTCAATATAGCAAAAAGTATTGATGAGGCTTGCTTTAGTTGTCCAGTTTCAAAGATGTGTTATCAGGCAGGTGTAGAAAATGATGAGCAAGGAGTATGGGGAGGAATTTATTTAAATTCTGGATCTATAGACAAGGCAAGAAATCTACACAAGACACCCGAAGCTTGGAAAAAGATTAGGATGAAAAATGGAATTTATAAATAAAGATAAAGACCATTTTAAGTATGGTATAAATGAATGGACTGGTGAACCTAATAAACCAGTTTTTTATACGCCAGAGATGGCAAAAAGAATCAGGGAAATTAAAAAACCTGTTATGAGTTTGCAAATGGACATAGTAAAATATCCAGAGTTTTTAGCAATAAGACTATATGAAGACAATTTTTTACAATACGAAGGTATTAAAAAAGAAATAGTAATTGATTACGTTGGAAAAGTTAAAAAGATAATCGAGTCTTACGGGGTAAGATGCGAACTGGAAGGGGTCCCAAGTGCGAGAATATTACGAAGTAATTAAGGTTGTTTTTATTCACGCTGAAAGAGTATATGGATCAGTCGAGAGCCTGGGCATATATGCGTCAAAAGTTAAATACCAAAAAGATGGTATTGAAATAGAAGAAGTGCTAGAAAACGATGAGTTTACGATAATGGATGAAATCGTTTTTGAACACATAGAGGAATCTAATTAATGGAAAAAATACTATGCTACTCCTGTAATAAGAGTAAGAATAAATTAAGTGTAAGAAAATCAATTTTAATTCCAATCAACCTGTTACTGTGTGAAACATGCATAGCCGCTAAACTTGAGCCAAGGTGGGTTGTTATTTTGTCTGGAAGACAATTGGGGCCAGAGGCAGTAAAGGAATTTATTGTCAAAAAAAGATATCTTGGAACCGACATTGCAGCCTCAGAATTGTTTGTATAATTAAGAGTTAGCACTTATTTTAGGGTATAATTAAACTATTATGACTCTAGACTCCAACTCCGTTATTATTGTTATTCTTGCCGCATTATTAAGCGGAATGGGAACAGCGATGATTAATGGGATCAGGGAGTCTAAAAAAGAAAAAATTAGGCGTACTGAGCGTGAACAAGACATGCTCAAAATGGAATTAAAAGACCTTAAAATTGAGTTATATAAATTAGAGAAAGATCTAATTGAATGGCGAGATAAATATTATGAGGCTGTTCAAGAGCTTATTGAGGTTAAGGGCGAGCTTGAAAATTGCCTAGTTGAACTAAGCCATATTGTTCATCACGAGGACTAGCGCTTCGAATTTATATTTAGTATACTAGTAGTATGACTTGTATAGTAGCAATTGCCCAAAATGGTGTCGTTTATATGGCATCAGATCATGCTGCGTCAGATGATAAAACTGGTTGGATTCTTGCAAGAAAAGAGCCCAAGGTTTTTAAAGTAGGACAGTACGGTGTTGCATTCACGGACTCATTCCGTATGGGGCAGATCCTTCAGTACTCCTGGACCCCACCAAAATATACCCCCACAAAAACCAACTCAGGTTTAGATAAATTTATGAGAACCAAGTTTATTGATTCTGTCAAGCAAGCATTTAAAGACAACGGATACGGAAGCATCGGATCATCATCAGAAGAAGATACTGGCGGTATCTTTATAGTTGGGGTATGCGGTAGAATATTTACTATTGATGAAGACTTTCATGTAGGAGAAAATGTTGTTAACTACATGGCGGAAGGCAGTGGTGGAATGATAGCGCTAGGAGCATTATACGCTACCAAGAACCAAAAGAATCCAAGGCTACGCTTAAAGGCTGCATTAGAAGCTGCAAGCGAGTTTAATATGAGCGTATCTGCCCCCTATACATACATCCAAGTTTAAGGTATAATAGTAGTATGAAGTGGCTAATAGTAATCATACTTGCATTAGTAGTATACCGCTGGGTATCAAAGATTAAAAGAAATGTCAACTTGTTTCTGGAAAACTATGAAATTGCAATTATAGACAAAGAAGATATAGAGCGACAAGGAACACATACTGACGATATCTTAAAGCTTCGCCCAGAAAGTTATGATAACTCTATGGATATGAGGGGAACCCCCACTCACGTATGTCCATGCGGATCAAACATCTGGAGCCTAAAGGTTATTTTTGAAGATTTTGAAATTGCTACATATTTCTTAGATATGGAATGTGTTAGTTGTGGTAGTGTTGCAACGGCACCTACCCCTGTAGACAGAGAGGCACTGGAATGAGAAAGTCAGAAAGACTAAGACTGCTGGAAATGCAGGTAGTCAGACTCGAAATGCTGGTTGAGTTGTATACACAAAGCTTAACTAATCTATTAGAATCTCAAGGCCTACAATCGCCAAGTCATCTTGACGCTGGCAAGTGGTATAAGGCTAAGCTAGATAAACTAGACAACGAATAACCTATTGACAACCTGTCAATATTTAGTAGAATAGGTACTATGAATAAAAAACTAATCACGGCTCTTGTAGCCCTTACACTAGCACTACCAATTACTGCAAATGCTGCTCCTAAAGTTAACCTTAAGAGCACATCATTTTCTGCACCAACGATAGCAATCCTAGACACAGCGATTGACATGTCACAAAGTAAGTTTAAGAATAGCGTTGTTCACGAAGTATGTTTAATCGAAATCTTCTTTGATTCAGCAGCACGTTGTCCGAACGGACTTACTCAAATGGAAGGTCCTGGCGCAGCCACACTTCCAAAAGAAAAGCTTGCTGTAAGTGGATTTGATCACGGAACTTTAATGGCAGATCAAGCACTTCAAGCTAATCCAAATGTAAAGATTGTCTTTATTAGAATTGTGGGACAGCGTGTAAATGGAAATAGAGAGCATACAAACGAAGCAACTGTTTACAATGCTCTTCAATGGGTAATTAATAATCAGTCTAAATTTAATATTCAGTCTGTTGCAATGGCACAAGGATCACACTCCCTGGGAGTTGCTGGGACAGATTATTGCCCAAAGACTCCGACAACTGTTGAGAAGATTAAGTCTCTAAATGCCCTCGGTGTTGGAGTTTTCTTTCCAGCAGGTAACAATAGCGACTACAAGAGAGTTTCATGGCCTTCCTGTATCCCAGAGTCAATCTCTATGGGTGCAACAATGCCAACTGGATCTATTGCATTCTATTCTAATTACGATGCTAAACTAATTGATTTCTATGCTAGAGGAACAACTGTTCTATACGGACTTGACGCTAAGAAAACTAACTTTGCTGGAACTTCAGCATCTGTTTTAGTTGGAGCAACTTCTTGGGCAACCATTAAATCTGTTAAGCCTAATTTAACTTACACAGAACTATATGATTTAATTTCAAGAACTGCTCTTGTAACAACAAGTTCAAGAGTCGGCAGCGGTAAGCTAATAGACTTGGCAAAAGCAATTGGCTGAGGATAAGACAACAGTTCTAGAAGGAATCATTCAAGATATTGGAAAAGAGTTGTATCAGAAATGGTATAACGCTCTTGCAATTGAAGATAGAACCGAAGAGGCATCAAAAGTAATGTTAGCAAACGCTAACGAGACCGCCTTCTGGACTATTCAAGAATTTATGAATAGATTCAATGCAGCAGCAGAAGCACTAAGGGATAACTAAATTGATCATAACTGATAATTCATTTGACGAAGTAGTATCAGCGAATGATCTAGTCCTTATTGATTTCTGGGCCGAATGGTGTGGTCCATGCAAGAAGCTGTCTCCAATTCTTGATGAGATATCAAATGAGCGTGGTCTACTGGTCGGTAAGTTAAATGTTGATGAGAATCCTCAAAAAATGGAGGAGTTCTCTGTACATTCAATACCAACTATGGTATTATTTAAGTCTGGTCAACCAGTTAAGACGATTACTGGTGCTAAACCTAAACACCTTTTGCTAAAGGAGTTGTCAGAATGGATTTAGAATTTGATTCAGAAGATGCTAATCATTTAGAGTTTGAAATATGGCTTAAGAATGGTTATGATCGAGGTTGGGTATCAGATGTATTTTGTAATACGCATGATGTTCCACCAATGTCAGATGAAGAAATGCAAGAATGGGATGATGGCGGAGATCCCTGCTCGTTTCATGTAAAGTTACATGAATTACACTAAGTTTCTGTGCTCACATAAGAGGCAGAAGAAATAAGGAGAATAAATTAAATGAACTCATTTAAGAAAGTATCGCTAATCATCGCTGCAGCCCTGACTAGCACAATGCTTGTATCACCAGCAGCTATCGCTAACGCTGGAACTGTAACCCTAACGGTTGCGGGATCTGCAGCAACAGGTGGAACAGTAGTAGGAACACCTGTAGCACTACCAGTACCAGCAGATAACAGTATCGATGCAGCAGATGCATTGAAGATTGCTGTAACATCAGTAGACACTGGAACAGTAGTAACAGCAGTTGCAACTAATGCAACAATTGTTTCTGCTCTAGCAACATCAGCAGCACCAGTAACCGCATCAAGCGGATCTTCAACACTTTCAGTTTCAACAGGAACTGGAAACTCAGCAGACTTTTATGTATATACTAAAAGTACAGCAGTAGGAACAGTATCGATCACACGTGCTGGAACTACAACAGTTTATTATGTACAAGGTACCGCAGGTGCTTTGAACTCAATCGCTTTGACTGCACCAGCATCTGGAGCAGCAGGCACAGTAGCAACACTAAAAGTAACTGGATACGATGTATTCGGAAACGTTAAGGGTGGAGCAACAATTAATACTCTAGTATCTTCAAATGGTGTTGCAACAGCAACAGCGCTTACAACAGATACAGCAACAGCAACACTAGGAACAAAGGAGCAGACAGTAACACTTCCTGCTTCAGGTTCAGTTGTTGTTACAGCATACGCAACAGTTGCAACAGCAGTAACTGGCCTTACAGCACCAGTAGGTGCGGTAACAGCAACAGTAGTAGTTCGTGATCTTGCAGGAGAACTTGCAGCAAAGAACGCAGAACTTGCAACAGCTAATGCAGCACTTGCAGTCGCTAATGCAGCACTTGCAGCAGAAAGAGCGGGACGTGCAGCCGATAAGGCAGCATCAGATTCTGCAACTGCAACAGCAAAGGCAGCATCAGATCTTGCTAAGGCTACATACATCAAAGAGTACAACGCTCTAGCAACAAAGTGGAACAAGAAGTTCCCTAAGCTAAAGGTTGCACTAAAGAAGTAAATCTTCTATTAAAGGGGCAGGACTTTAGGGTCTTGCCCCTTTACCCTATAAATGCTAGAATTGGCACATGGATAAGATTCAGGATTATTTAGATGAAAAGCACAGAAAAAAAATAGCAGACGAAATTAGATATTTAGAATTGCCTCCAGAGTGGAGACCAAACGAAGTAATAAGATATATAGTTAGGATAATAGAAAAAAACAATGGGTAAACACCACGATAAAATTAAAAAAGCTTTAGAGCAAAGAATTGCTGCTACGCCAAATGGAGCGGGGTTTAAAAAGCCTGGATCAATGAATAAGAAAAAGACAGGGTACCGTGGCCAAACAGCCAAAGGATCTAAATAGTGTTTGGTGAAGTCTGCGAAATGGCAGGATGTAGTAATAAGTCTACTAGAATAGCTGCCAAGTCAGAGGGCGGAATCATAGATATATGTGATGACTGCTGGCACAAGGAATACCGATCTTAATCAACTAAATGCTATAATAGAGGTATGAGCGGAATACTAGTCCCGCTTAAATAAATAACCTATAGGAGTAATACAATGACAAACGGAAATGATCTAACAGGATTTAACGAAGTAAAGGCACCAACAACAACAGCATGGAATGGTGAGCAATATGCAGCAGACCCTGCTGCAGCTTTCCCATCAACAGACAAGTCATCACAAGATGGCGCAGGACTTGGTAACGGCGGTAAGTAACAATGTGCGTTGAATGTGGATGCGAAGCATTTGGTAGCGAAACTGGCATTGTTCCAGTAACCATTACTGATGTTTCAAGAGATGGTGAATCAGGTTTAACACTAAACATGACTTCAACACCTGAGCAGACAAGACAATTTATCAATGAGTGAGAATGGCACAGGAATGGCTACTCCACCAAATAATGAACCATCAGGAGCTTTAACAAGTCGAGAAGTACCAAGAAAGTATCCTAAACAAGGAACAAGATCTGGAATTAAAATCGACCAGAACAAGCATGGTATACGAAGAGAAACATCTTTAGACCCAAAGCCACAGAAAAAAGGCAGACCAAAAAAGGTATAACTACATATTAGATATGGCCCCATTTATAGTGGGGCTATATTTATTTAAGGATAACTATGTGTAAAAATTGCGGTAACTGTTCATCAGAACACGGAGCAAGAACTATAGATGACGCTATAGATGAGACCCTTGACTCTCCCGTTTAAATATTATATAATGATTATATGAGAGAGCCTAAAATTATGAAAATGGACTGGCGTCCACTAGGCTATTGGCCTGTATATAAAGACGGAAAGCTTACATGGGAAAAGGATCCAGATGATGCTAACTAATTTAATAGAAAAATATTTAATGCGCCCTAAACGCCTTAGAGAGGCAATTCAGGCGGTAGTCAGGGAAAATGATGAATTGCTACATAGACTTGCAGAATATAAAGAAGAAGGCCCCACCAATTTAACATGGGCGGAAGGCGATAGATGGTATGGATGGACATATAATAAAGAAAAAAAGCGTTATTACTTTGATGATATTGGTAATGAATCATTAATGGGTTTATGGGAAGATCAATGGGCAAGAGAAGAGTCTAAATGACAGAGTATTGGTCCTATGTATTAGCAGCTATTGGCGTAACGGGAATATTCTTTGTTGGTCGCAAGACTATATGGGGATGGCTAATACTTTGCGTTAATGAATGTCTTTGGATTATTTATGCCCTAACAACGAATCAGTATGGGTTTATTATTGCTGCAGTTGCTTATGGAATAGTTTATATTAAATCTTACTTACTTTGGAGGCGGGAAGCCACAAAAGGCGTCTGGCTATGACACAAACATATACCTATAGATGCGTATGTAAATGTAAGTTTCAGATGGAGATTAGATTAAAGCGTGAATTGGATTTCGAGGTAGTATGCGTAAGAACTGGGTGTGACCTGATCATGGAGCCCTTTCTTGAGAGCGTAGTAGATGACAATAACGGTTAGCGCCTATTGTGTTTTATGCCAAAAAAACGTGGTAGGGAAGCTAAATGAAATAGTAGCCCTGGAGTCAGGCAAAATGCTTCATATAGGGGAATGCCCAGATTGTTTCTACCAGATAAAAAGAATCATAAATGACAAAATGGTATACTAAGACTTATGAGTAAAGAAGGATATAAGCCAACATCAGGGATGCAATCTGCAGCCCGTAGAGCAATTAAACTTAAAGAGCAAGGCAAAG